ACCGAAATCACTTTCGCTGAATTCGATAAGAAGTACACGAAGGATCCACAGGAGAAACAATGGCTAGACGGTCTATTCGAATTTAGGGACGGTACAAAGGTCAACACCGACTTACTTTTCTACTCTGCTAGCGACATTTTCGATTACGCTTCCGTTATTGTTTACGAAGGTAAAATCGCACATATGCAGCTTGAGACGGTTAACTCAATCAATGAAATAGAGAAAGGACTCGGTATTTCATTTTCGGATGATGTTATCGTTGATCCAAACAGAGTAGGTTTCGATATTATCTTTAACGAAAAATTCAAAGATGAAAATATCGCTAGATTTCCGAATGAATGGAATTAAAGAGCGCCCTGGCCGCTATGGTCAAGGCGTTTTTTTGGGGGGACATATAAAAAGGGGCTGCCTTTGATGACAGTCCCTTTAATCTTTGCTGGAAAAACAAATTACAATTGAAAGAAGCCCAATAATCAGGGACTCCTAATTATCAGGCTTCTTTTTTTGCCATTTCGAAAAGGAGGAGAATGGCAGATATGCTGGCTGGCTTCGGCTTAATTTATACTATGTACAAGCTCGCAAAGTGACAGCCTGTTTTTAACAAGAAAAAGCCTAATAACTAGGCATTCACTAATTAAAAGGCTTTTTCTATAGGACTCGTCCTAAACTGGACTTGTCCAATTATGCGGCGGTTTTTTGATTAGTAACCGAAGGAACTGATTCCTAAAATGATAACCAACAGAACGAAAATTACAAGAACGAATGCAGCTTCTCTGCCACGTCCTTGTCCGTAATTCTCACCCATACTATTCACTCCTTTTCTTTTACTCAATCTTATAATATGTACAAGCTATTAAATTGGCAGCCTTTTTTAAAAGCATTTATCAAATTGATGAAAAGGCACATTTTTAAGTAGGACAAACTCTTTGCCCTGTCCCATTAAACGGGTTGTACATAGTATGAAATTGTAAGATAGCTTTTCCACTAACACATAAAGGAGGATAACTATATGGGTGAATACACTGGCGGTGGCTACGGCGGCCAATTTGCTTTTATTCTTGTAATTTTCGTATTATTGGTGATTATTGGCTGTTCAGGATTTTGTGGCGGCGGTTATTAATCAATAGTTTTTGGACCTTTAAAAAGGACTCTCTCATGTGGAGGGTCCTTATTCTTTGCTGAAAAATCTAAATATACCCTTGCTGTTCATTTAACTTAGTCAATACATTTTAAAACGGTAGATCGTCAATCACCGGCCGCAACTGGCGGACAATCTCCGTTATATCGTGCTCTCCGTTGTATGTTACCTTCGCTTCGCCAGAACGTATTCCCCGATCATTTTAATCCATCTTCGATTTTATAGGATCATTTTTGAAAGCTTATCTCTATCGATGAGAATTACTTTGTTAACTTTAGCCAACTCGATTGCTGGATGTGTAAAATACTGATTAGTTACCACAATAGCAGAGGTGGCTTTATAGTAATTCACTGCAGCAACAACTTGCTGAACTGCACTGACTCCAATATTACTATTGTAGCGTTTTGCTTGAACCACGTATTTTTTCCGCCCTTTATGCAATATTAAATCAGCTCCGAAATCTCCAGAACCTTGTGTTACCTCTGCAAGATATCCATGTCGTTCAAAGACCGGTTTTAAAAACCTTTCAAATTCAAAACCATCCATATGATCGATTTCTCTTAGGTCAGTAGGTAGAATACTTTTATATCGAATTAAGCTTTTTAGAAATAAAAATAATCCAAAGAATTCTTTCCGTACAGACTTAAAAGTTAACGCAACCAAGAATGGTAAAGAAAGCATAACTAAACCTGTAGACACCTCATTAGGATTCTCCTTAATGAAATCAAATGTTCCCACGTACCATATATAGACGCTGAACGCAGCGATCAAATATGTCTGAATGTTCTTTTTAGCTCTTCTCACCAGTTTAGCCAATCTTTTCTCACCTCTTATAGAACCTTTCGTTCTATTTTAAACAAGAGGTTTGAAGCCTATACTTGTCCACTTTTGCAATGCACTCTCTATTTTTCGTACAAGTCATCCACCATACAACCTAATATTTCAGCCAACTTAAACGCCTTATATAATGATGGCATACTTTTTCCGGTACACCAATTAGACAACGTATTTGCGGACACGTTTAATTCATTCATAATAAACTCTCGTTTATATTTCGATTGTTTAATAAGTTCACCAATATTACTTTTAAGCATGCGAAACACCTCTATATTTATTTCTCCGTTAGCGACCGGTTTACCTTTCATAAAAATACTTCAATAAATATCCAACTAATTTTGTTATGGACGTGCAAGTTTTTGGGCGTCCTCCCATACTCTTTACCATACGCATTACCAAACGGTCACAAAACGGAAGCGCGAACGGATAAAATCTCGCATTAACCTTACGCATACCAACATCCATAACATTCGCTTTCGGAGTCGTTTTTCTTGCAACTATCTATATCAGATATAGAAGGGAGCGTGGCGATTTGCTATTTGAGGTAGTGTCGACAGCCAGTATGCTCGGAGTTTGGGGCGCTAGTCATTATTTCCGGACGAACACGAAGGACGATAACGATAAAATTCTGAAAATCGCAGAGAACTCCGGCCTGTACAAAAACGGAGAGAAGCTGCGCCTGTACCGTCGGAAACGGGAGCGAAAGAAGAAACCGAATTACACGGAATATGTTTATAAGATTCCGTTAGGACTCGAGCTCGAAGATTTCCTAGAGAAGTACGGAAAATTTAAGGACGGCTTAAATAACCGCAGTCAGCACCGGATTCATTTACGCGACTTTAAAAAGCTGAAGCCGGACCGGAATATCGTTAAGCAAATCCGTAAAATACTCGAAAACCGCGACCAGTTGAATAAGAACATCGAAATGGAGTACGACGGCATGCTTATTATCCGGGTGTATGACAAAGGCCTTACCGATGACTTACCTTATGACGACGAGCTGCTTGCGAAGGTGGGTGGCTGGGAGGTGCCAAAAGGCGTCACAATGCGGGAGTTTATAAAGCATGACTTTGAAAAAATGCAGATGCTCGTAGTGGCCGGAATGACTCGGTACGGGAAAACGGTTTTTCTAAAGAACTCCATTACAACGTTAATCCATAACGAGCCTGATAATGTGAAGCTGACTCTCGTGGACCTCAAGGGTGGATTAGCCTTTAGCCGTTTCTCTAATTGTAAACAGGTTCACACCGTCGCCAAGAACGCGGAAGAATCGTTGCTCGCCCTCGATTTAATTCATGCGGAAATGGGGCAACGCCAGGCGCTATTCTTATCGAAGGGTTGGGAAGACATTGGAGAGGCGGGATGGAAGGAACGGCATTTCATTATAGTGGATGAAGGCGCGGAAATCGCGGGCTTTGAAGACAAGGCACAGCGTGAACGTTGCACGTACTTACTTGGAGAGATCGCGCGTATTGGTGCCGGGCTTGGGTATCGCATGATTTTCGCCACGCAATATCCCGTAGCAGATGTGTTTCCGCGCCAGGTTAAGGCGAATACGAGCGCGGCCTTATGCTTCAAATTGAAGAACAGCACGCAAAGTATGGTCGTGCTTGACCGGAAAGGTGCCGAAGCCTTGCCTGTAGGATTACGTGGCAGGGCGATATATCAGACCGATCGAGACGTTATTGTTCAAACACCGTTTATTAAGAACGATTTTATCGATACGAAATTAACGCCTCACATCACCTTTAGAGCGAGGAGTGAAAAGTCCGGTGCATCATCTAGAGGCAAAGAGGAAGGTACGGGAGGAAGCTATATTACTTACTTTGAAGAGGCTTGATTTCTTAACACGTAATCAAATTCAGGCAATACAAAACCTTAAAAGTGACCGTAATGCCCAGCGAGTTCTCAAGCAAATGGAGGAATATCTAAGCGTAATCCGAGACGGTGAATTTGTTTACTATTTAAACGCAGCAGGCAGGGCGCTTGTAAATTGCGATAAAGTGCGCAAAAGCACCGGCAACATACAGCATAACATCATGCGGAATCACATATACATCGCGTTTGGTTGTCCGGAGTCCTGGCGCAATGAAATGCGGATAAGAAGCGAAGGAGCAACTAAGAAGGAAAACGTTACTTGTGTGGCAGACGCACTTTTTAAGCAGGGCGACGTTTATGTAATCGTTGAAGTCGATAACACGCAGACAATGAAGAAGAATCAGGCGAAGATTGAAAGGTATCGGATACTAAGGCAGCGGGGATCGTTCGGCATGATGGCGCCGAAATTCGTTTGGATTACCAACAGCGAGCACCGTCGCGAAGAATTGAGGAAGCTTAGTGGAGGAATGAACACCCAGGTATTTACTACATCGGATTTCACCGCATAGGAGGATGACAGCATGTTTAAACGGAACAAAACGGAAGTAGTCGGTACAATCAGCAATTTTATGGCCCACAAGGATCCAAAACCTACAAATAGTCGGTTTCAGTATACGGAAGAGGTTCGCGAATCACTGGGCGTCCTAGGGGCGCTAAGTGTAATTCCATTAGCCATTAAGCCATTGTTTACGGAGAAAGTCGCCTTTGCTGCGGAAGCTTACCCGGTTGCAGGTTCCGCCACGGCAGCCACCAACGCTATGTACGATAAGATGCTTCACGCCTTTGATCCGTTGATTACCTTAGTCCAGGCGCTTGCTTATCCGGTGGCAATGGTCGTAGTGCTTGGCGGGGCTCTTTTTATCATGATCGGCAACCGTGAAAAAGGCTTCGGCATGATGTCGGGTGCTGGCCTGGGCTATGCGCTGGTCCAAATGACTCCCCTTGCGCTAAATATCCTCGTTGAAGCTATGAAGGCGATATGATTGTCCGGATTACAAGTCGGTTCGGCGACGTCGACGCGGTACACAAAACACCGCACACCGGAATCGATATTGCCATGCCGGAGGGTACTTCGCTGCAAGCCGTCGGGGAGGGCGTAGTTGACCGGATTTACGACGGAACGGCTGCGATAGGTAAAGGGTTATCAATCCGATATGAAGACGGCAGTGCCGGTTAAGCAGTGGGAAGAAGACGGTCTTCTTACTATTGTCGATGAGCCAGTCATTGATATCTCTCATATCGTTAATTGGTTTGTTGAAATGAGGGAGATATATGGTGTTGATACGATTGTAGCCGATACATTTAGATTGGACCTTGTTAAAACCGCATTAGAAGCAGAAGGATTTAATTTGTTGTATATCCGTAACCCAAAAGCGATTCACTCGCTGCTGGCACCTAAAGTAGAAACAATGTTTGCAAAACAGCACATTATTTTCGATGACAATCCTCTTATGCGTTGGTATACAAACAACGTATATGTTCACATAAAGAAAGATGGGAATAAAGAGTATTTGAAGAAGGATGAAGTGAGGCGGAAAACAGACGGATTCCAGGCATTCATCCATGCCCTATGGCAGGCAGATAATATACTTGTGGATGAAATCGACTTTTTTTTAGCTGGTATCAAATTTTAAAGAGTCGAAAAAATCCTAACAATTAGAGGGGTGTAATACTTTATCATGTAATTCTGTCTCAATAAATACAATCGTAGATTCAACATCGTTAAAAGTTTTAATGTCAGAGGTTCTTAGGTTTGTAATTTCAAAATAAGAACCCTTGTAACACACACATAATATTGGTGTCGATCTATTATCGTTAAAAGTTAATGATATTTCACTATTAGAGTACTGTTTTATGGTTTTCAACATTGTTTTTGCATGCTCTAAGGACATGTTTCTTATCTCCTCCTTAATATAGGGAGTTGACTAAGAGAAGTCTCGTAGTTCCCAGAATAATATGTTTAATAGATTCACCTTAACATGAAAAATCTAATTTATATATAAGAGACTTTGTCGGAATTTAAAATTTATTTTGGTTTATCGTGTCTTTGACCGCATATTAAAGGGGTGATGATTATTGGGGTTTCTGGATGCGATATTAAAAAGGAATAGTGAACTCGGATTCATGTTTGATGTGGAATTTTTCCAAGATACATCCACAAGAATCCATATGAAAAAGCTGGCTTTTGATACATGTGTTTCATTTCTTGGCCGGACGATTAGCCAATCTGAATTCCGGATTAAGGATGGTAAGGAGTTTATAAAGGATGAACTCTATCACCGGTTAAATGTCAGGCCTAACAAAAACATGACGGCCAGTACCTTTTGGCAAACATTCGTCCACAAATTGGTCTATGACAATGAGTGTCTAATCATCCAAGCCGATGACGGGGATCTTCTTATCGCAGATGACTTCGAGCACAACGAGTATGCTGTTTTGGAGGATACATTCACTAAGGTAAAGGTGAAGGAATACGAATTCAAGCGAAGTTTTCGGCAAAACGAAGTCATTCATCTGAGATATAAAAACGAAAACCTATCACCCTTGATTGATGGGTTATTTTCTGATTATGGAGACCTTTTCGGACGCATCTTAAATGCACAAAAGAGAAAGAATCAAGTCCGTGCAACTGTAGATATGGACATGCTGGCAGCGAAAAGTGAACAACACCAAAAGAAGCTTCAGGAATTCATTGATAACATGTACAAAGCTATTGGTGAAAAAGATGTGGCTATCATTCCACAGCAGCCAGGGTTTAAATACTCTGAACAGACAAACGGCGGCGGCTCGGTTAACGGTCAAAGTGTGGATGAAGTAAACAGAGTAACCAACGGCTTCTTGGATCAAGTTGCAATGGCCATGGGTATTCCCACTAGCTTGCTTCATGGAGACATGGCCGATGTAGAGAAGCAAACCAAAAACTATATGCTTTTCACTGTTAGTCCTTTGTTGAAAAAAATAAAGGATCAAGCAGACGTTAAGTTCTTTACCCAGGACGATTACCTGAAAGGGAAATGCATTGATATCTGGCAAGTTTCTTATCAGAACGTTTTTGACCTGGCAACAGCGATTGACAAGATTAGAGCTTCAGGGGTCATGAATGGAAATGAAATAAGAAGCAAGTTCGGCCTGGAAAGGGTGGATGACCCATTGTTAGATAAGTATGTAATGACCAAAAACTATTCTGAGGTACTTGAAGGAGGTGAGAATGAGTGAAGCGATTTAAGAATGAAAGAGCCAACAAAATGGCGGCTACGATCAAGCATGAGTTTAAGGCTGAAGCTACTAATGATACAACAGAAATCACCATCTATGGCGATATCGGTGAATCATGGTGGAATGAATCCGTTTCTGCTAATGATGTCAAAAACGCACTTGAACAAGTTGAAAGTGACACCATTACTATTCGGTTGAATAGTCCAGGTGGTGACGCTTTTGACGGCATAGCCATTTACAATCAGCTTAAAAACCACAAGGCAAAGGTTATCGTCAATGTGGAAGGACTTGCAGCGAGCGCAGCTTCTATCATCGCCATGGCAGCCGATGAACTTATCATGAATACCGGATCCATGATGATGATCCATTAAGCATCTACCTTTACGTGGGGCACTAAGAATGAAATCCGTAAAACTCTCAATGCACTTGAGGGAATCGATAAGTCCATCGCTGATATTTACATGACGCGATATACTGGCAGCCGAGAAGACCTGGATACGCTTGTGGAATCGGAAACTTGGTTCACAGCAGGGGAAGCGGTTGATCTTGGATTGGCTGATAAAGTCAATGAAACGACAGACAATGCCGATACCGAAATCGAAAACCTTAAATCCATTGTATTTAATCTGCAAAATGAATTGTCACAACTAAAAAAACAGGAACCAAGAGAGCCAATTAAAGAACCAGCAGCATCTGCCGCACCTGCAGCCTCTGCCAAACGGAACTTGGGAAGGCTCTTCGTTGACGAGTGCATCTGTAACGGCAGTCGGAAAGAATGCTGCCACCACTGCCGGTGGTCTCACTGGTCTAGATGGGAAAGCATTAGGAGCGGGTAAAAACATAGGTATTTTATCAAAAGGTTTCGGTGTGGCCAGAATTGCCGCAGGAGGCTTAGGCGGTCCGATTGGTATATTGGCTACTATGGCTATCCCTCTTTTAGTGAAAGGGGGGACGAAGTTGTATAAACACCTTAAAGAAGAGCAAATCCCCGCATTAGATAGCTTTGGCAACAAAGTCTCTGATTCTACCTCAAAGGCTGTTCTAGGTTATAAAAAACTGAATTATGAAGCTACAACTGAATTAAATGAGTTGCTTTGGTCTGGAACAACCATTACTAAAAAAATATCAAATGATTTATCAGGTAAATTCGCTGAGATGGCAAGAAAAATTTCTTCTAGTATGAAAAAAGAGTTTGACCAAAGCTACAGCCACATGAATACTTTCTTTCAGAACAGCAAAGCCCTTACTGGAAAAGAAGAACAGGCAATCCTAAACAAGATAAAGGGTAAACAAATTGAACGTGAAAAATCTCTTCAACATATGCAGAATCGACTCAAAGCTATTACAAATCGTGCAGCAAAAGAAAAAAGAGATATAACTGAAGGTGAACAGAGAGAAATCAATCACATTCTAAATAGAATGATGAATATGGCTGTTCAAACTATGTCAAAGGGTGAAGTTGAAGAAAAAGCCATTATGGAACGGCTTAAAAATGCATCCGGAAGCATCACAGCGAGACAAGCTGCAGAAACAATCAGAAACAGTTTAAAATCCAAAAATGCTGCCATCAAGGACGCTGTCACTAAAAGAGATAAAGTAATAGCTGCCGCGATCCGAGAACGTGATGAAACAGGTTCAATTAGTGCTAAAGAAGCGGCGAAAATTATTCGGGAAGCGAATCGACAACATGACCATGCAGTGAAAAAAGCGAAAAGCATGCACAAAAATGTTGTGAAAGAAGCTAAAGAACAAGCTGGTTCCCACGGTAGGTATATTGACGAAGAAACAGGCAAAGTAAAAACAGGTTGGAATTTAATGTGGGAAAAAGTATTCGAAATTATGGGTAAAATCAAGAGCATGTTTGGCTTTAAATCAAACACCACTGCATTAAAGGCTGCGAAGAAAACAAAGAGTGAAGAAGCACGTTACGCCACAGGTACATCTTCCACAGGTCATCCTGGTGGCCCTGCAATTGTGGGGGAAAAGGGAAGAGAGTTGGCCCATATCCCGGGTACAGGTGTTACCATGCTCGGTGCTAGAGGACCTTAGTATCATAGCAATCTTCCTAAAGGTACTTCCGTTTTACCAAACAAGCATACTGAAAGATTATTGAAATCTTATGGTTTCCCGGGATATGCCAATGGTATTGGTACTTTCTTTGATGCAATTACGAAAGGTCCGAAAGCTATTTGGGATTCTGCAAAGTCCCAATTTGGCCTGTCAGATAAATTGATTCCTAGCTGGTTCACTAAGATTAGTGGAAGTCCAGTCAAATATATCTCTAATATAGCAGTTAAGGGTATTCAAGCCCTGCTGGACAAAGCCCTGTCATCCTTTGGTAATTTCTCTGGCGGAGAAGCTGCTATGGCTCGGGCTGCGATTATCCAAGCGCTCCGGATTACAGGACAGCCTATGTCTTGGTTGGGACCGTTAATGACAGTAGCGCAAAAAGAGTCAGGGTTTAACCCAAGGGCAATTAACAATTGGGACATTAACGCCAAGAGGGGAGATCCATCAGTCGGTTTATTCCAAATTATCGGTTCAACTTTTAGAGCGCATATGATGAAGGGTATGGGAGATAGGACTAACCCTTTGCACTCTGCTGTTGCAGCTATCAGTTACCTTATTTCGCGGTATGGTGGCATCTGGGGTCATCCAGGGATTAAGTCAATGTCCAGGGGTGGAGGTTATAAACCTTACGCAAATGGCGGCATTATCCGTAAACCTCACATAGGACTTGTGGGGGAAGCTGGACCCGAAGCCATTATCCCGTTAAGTAAGGCAAAGCGTGGGAGAGCCTTACAGCTACTAGCGAACGTAAGCAGTAAGGTTTTAGGAGAGCCTTCCACAACTGGGGGAAGAAGCGAGGATATGTTAGATGCAATGTCCACACAGATCCATCTCATGCAGCAACAAATAGAGTTGCTTACTCAGCTAGTCCTAAAAGATACGAACGTATACCTGGACAGCAAGCAGATGGAGAAATCCATATCAGATGTACAAAATAAACGGAGTTACAGACAAAACAGGGCGAAGGGAGTGGTAACAACATGAACAGTATGACTTATATAGGTACGTCGTTTAAGTCATTAGGGATTCATGTAAATAAAGTCAATGTACCGTTAGCTCCTGCCATATCCTCTGTAACCACAGACATCCCGGGTCGTAGGGGTGTCCTTTTTTTTGGGAATAACATTGGCGAGAGAACTATCACAATAGACATCACATTACTTTGTGGAAGACAACGCGAACAAAATGATAAAAAAAGACTCCTGGCAAATATGACAATCCATCAAAACGCATTTGAGGGGGAATTGTATTTTGATCAAGAACCAGAATGGGTTTATTACGGTTACTTTTCTGGAGTTGGAGAATGGGTGGAACTTACGGGTTATGACTTGCAAACCTCCCTGACTTTTACATGCAGTGACCCTTTACGTTACGGAGATCACATCACGGTACCAATTACGGGGACTAGAATAGAATTCACACCAAAAGGGGAGCAGACTATTTTCCCTGTTATTCGTGGGATTGCTACGAAAGACAATACCATGGTGGCTGTCACAACAAGGGACCGTTATGTATATGTTGGTGGCGAACTTGATGCAGATTCAGGTGAGGCTCCATTGAAGGAATATGAAACTGTGCTGCATGATCCAGCAACGGATATAGCCCTGTGGGAGAGGGTCAGTAATGAGACTACAAAAAGTGAATAG